TCACAACTTTTCAGGGGCCGGAATCTCAATCCCTGCCCGTATCTGCCGGATCAACTCGTCCAGGTCCGAGCGGAAGAACTCCCCCGACTGGTGATCGGCGAGCATCATCCCGGCCTTCCGAATCTTGGGGTCTCGACTGGATGCCATTGCCTGGATTTGGTCCAGGGGGACACGGGTTGGCCCATTCCAGAACCTAGTAGCTGCCTCTGGATCCGCCTCGCTTAAGTTGCTCACGTATGTCTCCGATATTTGATGTTGATATTGAAAACTAAGATGTCTTCAATCGGGTGCATCGAGCATAACCCAAGCAATTAGACATATTTCCAAACCTGGAGACGTAATTTTTGCCGAATCATAAACTCTAAATACAAGGGGTTTACGAGTAAAAAAACCTGGAGATTGAGTTTCTATGCGGGTTGGCAGGGCTGAGTTAGCCGACAGGTCAGCGTTGATGAGCGCCCGTGCGCTACTGCATGAGCACCCGCGAAAAGTAACAATCCCCGAGTGCGCCATCGTATCGGGCCAGAGCGTGTCCCGCCTGTATGACCGATTCGCCAACAATGGTGAGTTGTGCCATCGGCTCATCGATCACGAGTTGTTGTCGATCATGGAAGAGCTACCGACTGGCGTTGTCGCTGCGTTTGCTCCTGACACGCACACACTATCTCGAGCGTGGGCTGTGCGCCTCGCCACAAAAGATCAGCGCAGGGCCATTGTTGCGGCTGCTGTCGAAACGGGGCGTCTCGACAGGGTTACAGCGTGGTCCATCTTCGGAATGCTCGAGTGGGCCTGTGAAGATCGACCCAACAAATTCGAGTTGCGCCAGAGGCTGCGCTTCATTATTGCCGCCCTAGCTAGCCTGTCTTTTCGGAGCAGGGAGGAGACTAATCCTGGTCTGTCTATCAAACGGTAGTACCGTTTTTGACATTCGCTTCGTGGTGCAGTCGATGGATGATCGATTACCGGAGAGATGAGGGACGCCCGCGAAATGATGAGCCCGCGGCTCCGTCCATACCGGAAACCGTTAAAATTCCAGTGTCAGTGCACACCCTCATTCGGAAGATCGCGAAAGCCCGAAACATATCGAAACACGCTGCGTACCGAGAGGCGCTTTCCGACTATGCCGACAAATGGGTTCACCTGGCAGAGGGTGTAGTGCTAGATGATATTGAATAAGTCACATATCGACTCATGGAAATAGTCGGCATAGTCTCTCCAGGAATGGAGAATCGACATGGCCCTTTCCAGAAAGCAATCCATCGCCATCGCAATCTGCGCCATCGTCCTTCCGACTGCCGGATTGATTAGCGCCCTTGAGTTGGATATCCACCTGCAGGCTAAGCGCGAACAAGCAAAGGCGGCAGAGACAGCACGGAAGATTGCCGAAAAAAAAGCTGCAGAGGAGGCGCGATTTGAGGCCATGACGTCCGCCCAGCACCTTGAGGCAGCGGCCAAAGCTCTCAATTCTGGACAGCTAGGCGAAGCGGTGCGCCAGTCAAAGGCAATCCCAGATGGGACCGATGGGCTCAAAGCGGTTAAGTCTCGCATCTCGGAACTACAGGCCAAGCAGGAAGCCGCCCGCATTGCTCAACAGAAGGAGAGATCTGCCAACAAGGCCGCAGCCCTCCTGCTCTCCCGAAAGGATTTCGCGAAGAACCTTGAAACCCTGCTCCTGGATCGCGGCCTTAATGTCGATGTGACCACGCAGGGATCAAAATCTGAAGTGCTGAGGATCAAATGGGCGCTCACTTCAAAGGTCGCTGCCCACGAACTCAGAAAGGGAGACATCATCTCGAGCGCCAAAGAGCTGGGCTTCAAGAAGGTGCAACTGACCAACGGCTTCCAATCCGAACTGGGAGAAAGCTGGACCTGGGATCTGACGAAGTAGGTCACGGCGATCCAGGACTGATCAGAACCCCATGATGATGAGCCCGCGAACCCTTACCACCGGAGCGAGACAAACCCCGGGCCTCCATCTCCAGCCTGATACCCAACTCGCATCCCATATCCTCCGGACCCAGGGCCTATGGAGATCTGCCCGTTAGAGACATGCCCCTGCCCGATACCGAGCGGGGAAGCTCCTCCACGCCCAGCGCCCGCAGGACCGGAGATCAGGACGCCACCAAGGCAATCGACGCTGGCCCCTCCATCTGAGTTGCAACCACCGCCTCCGCCCGCACATGCCGTCGAGGCGCTGCTAATGTATGACGCGCTGCCGCCGCTACCCCCTACCGTTCCCGCGGTCGCGCTACCGATCCCGCCATTGATTGTTACGGTCGATCCAATAGCGCCGCCGTTTCCTCCAGCCCCGTAGGCAGTTGAGGTCCCCTTCTTACCACCCTTTCCGCCCTTACCCTTTTGGATTGCGAGCGCGATGCCCGTTTCCCCGTTGATGCCAGAAATTGAGCTATCGCCGCCATCTCCTCCGTCTGCGCTCGTTACCCCGCCAAGGCCTCCAGCGCCAACAATGATGGAGTAGCTGTTGCCAGGAACGACAGGGATATCCACGCTAATAGCCGAACCACCTCCACCACCCCCGCCTCCATATGTGGTGGTGTAAGCGCCTCCTCCACCACCCCCGGCACCGCAAACAACAGCACGAACATATTTGCAGCCCTGAGGAGCTACCCACGTATAGGTTCCAGGGGTTGAATACGAAATAGACCGGTTAAACACCTGGTCTGCCAGGGTTGCGGCCTTGTATCCCGCAACGATCAGATTTGAGCCAACCTCGCCTTGAACCGGGATGGGGTTGGGGTTGCCGATTTCGTAGGCGTTATATGGGGCGGAGCTGAGGCGCAGGCCTGTGCAGGCTGCAGATGATGATCCAGGGCTGTAGTTGGTGGACTGCAGGTCATTGCCGAAGCGCTGGAATAACGCCGTGAACGTGCCGTCAACGATTAAGTTTGAGTCAGCCATTCGGCGTAGATATAGGTCTGTTACCGTGCAGGCTCCCGACCCGCAGAATGCGTAGATGTTAAGCTTGGCGCTGTTGTCCGGGACCCTTAGCGTCAAGGGGGTGACCGCCCACGACGCGGCACCCACGACGAGGCCCGATCCCGTAACCTCACCGGTTTTTTTCGTCGCGAACCAGTAGATACCTCCGCCGCCATTAAATCTGGCGGTCATGTAGTAGCGTTCGCCACCACACACTTGCAGCGCAGTGCCTTCGTCCTGATGGAAGCCGACACCGATCTCGTGCCCTTGAGCCGTTGCGTTCAGCAGGTGACTATAACCGTTCGGGGATCCAGCATCCGTAACGGCCCATCGGTCATGGTCGTAGTTCCGGCTCGAGGAATATCCCGCGTAAGGTGGGACGCCATTGGGGTTGGTGAACAGGTTGTCAAAATTCGCGACGATGAGATTCTTGGCGGTGATGGCCTGGGCGGCGACGGTGCCCGCGACCACGGCATTTGCACCGATCATCCCGGAGACAAGGACCTTTCCCGCGTATAGATTGTCGAACCAACAGTACCCGGATGCGGTGTTGTTCTGGATGGCGAAAACGACCGAGCATGTCCCAGCGGGCATCGTGGCATTGAATGACAGCTTGGAATAGCTGAATGCACTATTTACGCTACTCGCGGGATATGAGATCGGAGTACCTGTTTTATCCTTCGGGATAATCAGGATTTTTGCCGCTCCACCGCTGTTGGCCTTGGCTTGGGCCTCGAAGTAAAACTGCTCACCCTCCACGGTGGGGATGTTAGGCGTTAGGCTCGCGAATCCACTGGGACCAAGGATCCTGTCGTTGTTTCCCGAATACGCGTTAACGTCGCTGAGATTTAAGGCGACAGCCTCCCAGGCTCCAATCGGCCACCCCCCAGCCGGAGCTGTAGCCTCACTGTTGGGGTTAGGGATCAGATTCGTGCTGTTACTGTTTGCCATCGTTGCGGCCGTGATGCTGCCGCCTGCCAGTGTCCGCCCGTCGAGCATCACACCGTCCGTGGTGTATGCGGCCTTCTGCATGGCGGTGGTTGCGGCGCTGGCAATCGCAGCCGCCTGGGCGTTGTTCGACTGGGCCCCCGAGATCGCCGTCTGTAGCGCGGTCCTGTACGTCGCGATGTCGGCCCATTTCGCCCGGAGGGTCTGCCCGCCTCCTGTTCCGAGCGGGGTATCCTGGGCGGTATCGCTCCAGGAAGGGCTGAGGCCGTTCAGGAATGATGTGAGGGCTGTGACCTTTGCCTCATAGGCTAGCTTGTCTGTCGTGATACCGAGGGCGTTTGATTGGACCCCTAGCTTCGTCTGTATCTGCCATTCAGCGTTGTAGTCGCTGATGAGCTGCGGTTTCTTGGCGCGGCTCAGGATGTCGTCACTGTTGATCGCGGATATCCCAGCGCTTGCCGTGTTCGCTGCGGCCTGTGCTGCGTTCGCGGTAGCCGCGGCATCGTCAGCGACCTCCTGAACCGCCGTGATGCTCTGCTCAATCGGAACTAGTAGCGTCACCACGGGATCGGCGTTGGTGGTGATGCTTGCGGTCGGATAGTCATAGACTTGGGCCCCGCACGTACGTTGAAGCCGGAACTGGTACGTCGTGTTCGGGTTCGGTTGCTCCAGCAGGAAGCTGAATCCCGCGGCGTCAACGGCGCGACTGCTCCAGGTGGCAGCACCCGCCCACTTCCACCACAGTGACCACTCCTCCGCCTCGACCGCGGGCAGCGGGATACACGTGGGCGCCACTCGGATACCGTTCCTGGAATCGCTCAGGGTCTCAAGGGTCACCGTGATCAGGGGGGCAGCATCCACGGGAATGACGGGGATCGCGTAGACCTGTTTCGGCTCTGGGACGGGGGTGCTGCTGACGTCACAAACGAGCTTCAGGCCAGTCTTCGACCATTGCGTTTTCGTCGCCATCAGAACACTCCCAGGGTGCGGGTGGGCATGACAGATCTGCCTGTGAGTGTCACCTCCAGACCCGAATACACCCCGCCACGCTTCGAGATAGGCTGTACCGAAATTCGATCCACTACGAAACCGCCCGCAGACACCCCCGGCGATACGCTGAGCAGGCCGCTGCGACAGCTGAGCACTGATAGCAGACTCTCGAGGTCGGGCCGTTGACCATCGGAGATTCCGATCGAGAACCCATACCCTGGCTGGTCGTTGTAGTTGTTCCATCGCGCCACCACCTGAGGCACGAAACCCAGCAGGCGTGTGCGCGGGGATCCATCGATCAGATCGACCTGGGATACCTTTTCGATCCACTCCAGCGTGAGCCCATCTTTATCGGGCGATGGCAGATAGAGGGTTTTGATCTTCGATCCACCCACCGAGGCTAGAGGTGCAATGCGGATAGGACCCGTCTGCAGAAACATCAGACCTCCAAAAGCATGACGCTGGCGGTGCCCTTGACGCGATCATCCTTGAGCGCCATCAGCAGGTAAGGGCCCGCGCCGTTGACCGTCACTGTGGAAAGGGGCTGTAGGCCTTCCCAAGGGGCGGCATTGGTGGGATCGGTGTAGAACCATTCCTCTTTGCGCATCGCACGGGGACGACCGAACCACGCGGCGTAGACCGAGGCCATGGCACTGCATGCGCCGACCGTCCAGAGGAGGGGATGCCCGCTGATCTCGAGCAACTGCCCGCCATCCACGGCGCTGTAGGCATCGAACAGGACGTCATCCTGACCACTCACGCGCACGATGGAATAGAAGTGCTCCCACGCCCGCGTCTCGATCAGAGAGGTCTGATCAACGGTCAAGGGGATGACAGTGGAAGCGGCGCGGCTCGCGAAGTGCATCGTGCCATCCGGCGCTGGGTACGCCACAAGGTTCAGAACTTGGCAGATATGCTCGATCAGCTCCGACGCGTGCATGCCCGCCGGTTTGAAGCGTTCGAGTGCTCGAGAGACGGGAACTACTGCGGACACCTGATAGAGCCGACCGCCCACATGACCGATCACCCGGCCATCCTGGGATGGATCTCTCACGGCACCGCATGAGATGGGCGATCCTTCGAGGATCTTTTCATCCCAGAGAATGGAGGCCCCGGCGGTGGGTGTGGTGGTGGGCGTCGCTGCCAATCTCAGCAGGTGGGTCTCGGTGGATGTCTTGCCCTGGCGGTCCATGCCGGAGACCGTGGCCAGGACGGCCTGCTCGGTGTCGTCGATGCCCTGGAAGGTATTGGGAAGTAGTTTGGTAGATCCGTCGGTGCTGAGCGTGACCCAGTTCAGGCTGAGGGCGCTCCCACTGACCGTGATCCGACCATACCCAGCGGAGCCCACCAGATAGGTGCCCCATGGTGTCGTTTTCAGAACAGCGTCCTTGGCGGCGGCGGGAATCGTCAACAGCGTGGAGGCCCACCCGCTGGGCAGCACGGCAGCACGTAGACCCCCGACACCCAGCGCGATGATGGATCCCGCGGGACCGCCGACGAACACGCAAGCGGCGTTGACCGTGTCTGGCCATGTGATTGCAGTGGATGATCCCCAGGCCGACCCGCTCCACGCCATGATGGATCCAGCGGCCCCCGATAACGCGATGCGTCGCATCTGCAGATAGTCGTAGACCACCACGTTAGCGGATACGGCCGCGGCGGGCGTTGCGGGTGGTGTCCATGGCGCGGTTGTGTCCACCGTGCCGAATGAGGTCATTTTTGGGCGGTTGCGGTAGTTCAGATCTTCAGCCTCGTTGCGGGCGTAAGACAGAGGAGCCAGCGATGCCAGCTCATAGGGCATCAGGGACGATGGAGCGGTCAGGCGTTGGTCTGTCCAGGTGGTGCGCTTGGTCGATGTGGCCACATCAGACCACCCAGCCTCCGGCGTCCCATCCCAAGCTGACACGCCACTAAAGACCCGGAAATTGTTGAGGCCGGACTCGATATCCGAGACCGCCCGTAGATCCGCGCCTGTAGCGGGACGCATGGGCACCCAGGACAGGATGGGAGCGTCGAGGGTGGTCGCCGTGGCCTTGGAGAAGTCAGCGGAAAATGGCGTGCAGGCAGCGGTCAGGATGCGCCGCGGGTCCTCCATCACCATCTGAGCGGCGGACTCATCGCTGAAGTACAGGCGATCACCCACAGCTAGGTTCGACACCTCCTCATTGACGAGGATCGATGAACGCGAGGCGTCGAGCTGGGCGACGGTGAAAGTGGCGCTGCGATCCGCGTTGAGCAACTGCAGCACGTCACCCGGCCATTGGCCGTCAATGGTGTCCAAGGTGATGCGGTACACCTTCGGGTCTGGGTTCTCGGGGACCGCGACGGCGACCTTGTAGTAGCCCTGGGGCGTGGTGGTTGATGCCTGACGGGTGAATGTGCCTGTGTAGCTCGAAGCGTTCCAGTCCGTGAAGCTCCAGAGGATCTGGTCGAACTTGACACGGCAGATACCAGGGAGGAGGTCGTGCTGGATCTCGAGGACCTTCAGGCCCGCGTGATTACCTTGCGGGGTCTCAGCGTCGACTAGGTCTCCCGGCGCGAGCCAGTTCATGGGCTCTGGGAAGTGGGCACAATCGCGGCCCCCTCCCGCTTTGATCTGACCGATGTAGATCACCGAGAGCGGCAAGTAGGTGTTGGTGTGCGTCTCCGAGGCGGGCCGCGATGCGATGGCGCGGGGCTCTGGGCGCGTCCATCCCGCATCGGCGGTCAGCGCCTTTGACGCGAGCATGGCGCTCCAGTCGGTTGCATTGAGGGACACCACGGCCGTAGCGTTGTCGCGCTCGATCGCACTGGGCTGCACGATGCCGGTGAACACTCGCACACCGTCGACATCCAGCACCATGAACGGAGGGAATAACGCCCCGCTGGTCTGGATCTGCGTCTGGAGCCAGGACCAAACACTGCCATCGTCATCGATAACGGAAGCACTGAGATCCCCTGGGGCCAGCTTGGTCAGCTCCTTGTCAACCTCCCAGGAGATACCATCCAGCGTCGTCATGGATTCGCTCAGGGCCAAGGACTCACCGGGCATGCCGTTGCCAAGGTTCTGCATGAGGGTTACGAAATAGCTGCGGCTCATGCGGTTCTCCTGTCATATCCGCGCGTCCCCTTGGCGACCATGTCTTCCCACTCGCGCTGCGAGGTGGTGATGATCGTTGCGCCGGCATAGTTGTGAACGGGAGTGCCTGACCCAGCCGACGCCTGTCGCTGTGACACGCGCGATATGTTGGAGCTGTATTTGCTGTAGGACTGCGCCTGCCGCTCACTCGCGAGGATATTGCGCGTGAGATTCCCCGCCCAATCCTTGAACGTGCTTTCGGGCGCCACGATCTCGCGAGAGCCAGGCAACTCACCCATGAGGGCCAAGGTGGGCCGGTCGATGATGCCGCCCTGGGCATGGGCCACGATGCCCTTTGCCGCTCCAGCATTAGCCAGTAGGGATGCATTCATCATCGCGATAAACCCAGCAGCCAGTGCAGGACCCGCAAACGGAATCGCCGCATAGGCGGCCCACAGAGACGCCGCAGCGGCCTCCTGCTGAGCAACTGCGACATTTTCGGCCGTCTCCGCCGTTGTGTCCTCAAACATCTGAGCGGCGATACTCGTCACGATCCACTTGGCGGCGAGCTGCGCCAGCTGCTGGATAATCGTCGAGACGATCCCCTGCCAAATGGATTTGAGGCCTTCGCCTAGGCTCATCTGTCCAGAGAGGATGCCCTCGATGCCGCGGGAGAAAGCATTCTCGACGCCCTGCATCGCCTGCATGGCCGTGTTCTTCCAGTTCTGCAGCTCAGCCTTGCCCTGGTTGACGTAGGCCTTGATGCCAGCCATGGGAGAGCCCTGTTGTCGGAGTCCCTTCCGCTGCTGTCCAAAATCCATTTTTGAGGCCGTGCGCTGATCCTCAACCTTGGCGATGTCTGCCATGATTTTGGCGCGTTCGGCAGGCTCCAGTTTTTCAAGAGCCAGTCTCCGAACAAGTGACTGGCGCTGGATGTTGAACTTGTCGTTCTCCAGCTCCTCTAACCGATCAATTTCCTCTGCCGCACTGATCTCTCCAAGCTGAGCCTTGGATGCAATCATGTTCCTTTCAATGTCGATCAGTGCCAGCTGATGATCTTGGAATCGCTCAATGGCCACCTGATCGAGCTTGGCCTTTTCCTTGGCCTCATCCTCAGCCAGCTTCCGCAGAACCGCTGAACTTTGCGCAGCGGCCAACTGGGCAGCCTGAACCTCCAGTTTTGCCTGATCACCAGAGGTTAACTTGCCCTCTTTTGCCTCTTTTTTGAACCGCAGGATCTCTGATTCCAGCTTAGCCTGGATCTCTGCCAACTGCGCCCTGGCCTTGGCCTGAATCGTTTCATCAGCCTGAATCTTCACCAACTCTTGATGAAGCTTTAACCGCTCCGCTTCGTATACATTCTCCGGATGTTTACCTTTTTCATCGCCTAGATCATCGCCCTCGGAGCCCTTCTTGGTTTCGGGTTTCCCCTTGGACTCTACAGGACCCCAAACGCCCTTCACGTCCCCAATGGTCTCCGTGACGATTTCTTTGATGTCAACCGCACCGGTGGTTACATCGTTCTTTAGCTCCGTCCATCCCTTTTTCAGGGTGTCCCAGGCGCCCTTGAAGTCCATCGTGTGGAACTTGTACACCGCCTCGGCAACAGTCTTCAGAACGTCCCACACGCTTAGCAGCGCCACGCGTATGGCTGTCGCTCCGATCTCCACATATGCCTTAAAGAGCATGAACCACGTGCTTACACCTTTGAGCGCGAAGGCCATACCCTCTGCAGCGGCCGGGCCCGTGCGGCCCAGGTAATTTGCCAGCGTGGTAAGTGTCGGAATCAGTTCGATGCCTACCGCATACTTAACGGCTTCGGCACCGTCGCCAACATCCCGCATCGCCTCCTTGTAGTCGCGCACCTGTTTAACAGCGTCGGGACCTACCACTTTGTGCAGGGCCTCCGCCTTGGCGGCACCTTCGGCGAGACGCTCGGCGGAGATCTTCAGGATCCCTGCCACTTCCTGCCAGCTTTTCCCGAAGAGGATAGTGCCGCCGGCGGTACGGTCTGATCCTTCTTTGAGTTCTTTCAGACGCGTGATGCTGTTCATCATCACGGTTTGCAACGGGAGCAGATTCCCGTGCGCATCCTTGTATTCGATTCCGAGGCGCTTGAGCGCGGTGCCACCGCTACCCATGTCTTTGGCTAGCTTCACGGATGCCTTGGCGTAAACATCGCTGCCAACGCCCAAATCTTGAAGCGCAGTCGCAAGTCCGCTGGCCTCCTGAGACGTGATCCCCAGGGTCTTCGAAAGGACCGTTACTTCGGATACCCAGGCAACAGTTCCATCAATGGCGCTTTTAAACAGCGCGCCACCGCCGACAAGCGCAGTCAGCGCCATCAAGGGCGCCTGGATCTTCCCAATCATCCCGGATAGGCCCGAACCGACGCCTTGAACGTCATTTGCGAAGCCCTTAATCCGGGATGATGCCTGATCGAGTGTGCTGAGAAGACCCTTAGCATCACCGGTCAGCGTGACTTTTATATCCTTGTCGGCCATCAGTCCTCAGGGGGTTCTGGAGGGTCCGGGGGGGTGCCGCCATTCGAGAAGAGGCCTAGGGATGCATGCCAGTTCGCGAGGGCTTGTTCGTAGCGTTCGAACTCCCGTTCTTTCAGCAGCCGCAGGACCCAGGAGAGTGCTTCGTCTGCATCGAGACAGGAGGCTTCCTCCACGCCCCCACACTCGGGGGCGAGGAGGTGAGTGACTAGGTATTGCTCGTGCTCTGCGCCTTGATGATTCGAGCCTTCACCTCGTCGCTGATTTCCGGCAAAGAGGCGATGATGTTGCTTGAATATTCGACGCATTGCGCGAAAAAACTGGAGATCACCACAGAGGCCTCTTCTCCGTCCATTTCGCTGGCTTGCTCGAGCAACACCTCCATCACGGCAGGGTCTTTCTTCGCCTTGTAGAGCTGGCCAGGAGAGGCGAGGTAAACGGCCACCATCTCGGTAGCCGCGCCCTCTTCCTCGTTGACCTTGCCCATGAGGGCGAGTCCGCGCTCGAGGTGGATCAGGGAGAGTTTCTTGGTCTCAGCCATTACACACCCGGCGCCATGGCGATGTCGTAGATGATCTGCTCAGGGAATCCGGCAGCATTGACGAGGCCATAGGGCTCCTGGAGAGCCGTGCCCTTCACCTTGGCGGTAAGAGGGGATTTCTTGTTGAGATCCAGATCCGTCTCCAAGGTCCACTGGAGTTTGGGCATGAGGATGTGGTCAAACTCACCGGGTACCAGGGTGCTGGGCATGCGATACAGCCCGACATAGCTGGTCAGGATGGACTGGCCACCGATCAAAACCTGACTCCGTGCGGCCTTGCCTGTGGCAGCCGCCTGGGTAATCAGTTCTTCTGCACTGCAACCCGCCAGCTCCGCGAGTTTCTGAGGCGTCAGGTCGATGATCCCGAGCTCAAACGTGACCTCGGTGTCCTGGATGCCAATCACGTGCTTGGGGCCCGAGTTCGGGTCGACCTCGATGGTATTCGCCTTCAGCTTGACCTTGATGCCTTCGGCTGTGAGGGCGGCGTAGACCTTGGTACCAGCGGCCAGCACCTTGAGGGTGTCGCCCGTGCCGGTCGTGTAAAACAGCTCCATGTATTTCTTGATGTAGTCAGTCTGCGTAACGCAGGCCGAAAACACAGTGGATGCGGGCTGGGCAGCGAGGTAAAACTCTCCGCGACCAATCTTCTCGAAGCTGCGGTTGACGCTTGAAAGGGCCATGTCTAGGCCTCCTCAGTGGTAGCGACGGAAACGCTGGGCTCCGAGAGCACGCGATCCAGCGCGGATGAAGGGATGGGCGTAGAGACTCCCGCGGGGAGCTCCAGGCCCAGATCTGGAAAGGTCGTGGTGGTGCCGGTAGAGACCACGCGCACCGTGGGTTCAGAACTCATGGGATGGGGCTCCAGAAATACTTGAAGGTGAAGGTCATGACGGTGCAGGCCAGCCATCCGGACTGAAAGGCAGGGGCGAACTGAAAGCCCTCATAACCGATGTCCTGGACATGGCCTCCGAAAGATTCGTCCTGGCAAAGGGTGGCCATAGCCCAGATCCGAACCGTCTTGGCGCCATCAGCGACACCTTGTGCGGTTGTGGACTTGTTCCAAATCTCGAACTGGATGGAGCACTGACGGAGGGAATCCTGGGTATCCGAGTCCTGGTCCATCCGATCCCCATCCACTAGGGTCACGCCCAGGTAGGGGAGATCTACGGATTCCAAATCCAGCACAGGGAAAGCATCGATTTGCAGGCCCGAAGGCTTTGCAGAATCGGCCAGAAGGCGAGCCACCACCAGCTGGATAATTTCATCAGCGGTGCTCCTCATGAAGCCACCACCACAGCGAGGGCGGAACCATCCTCACGGCGTTTGACGGGCTTCACGACGTTGAACGGCAGGCCTCCGATCATCAAGCTCACACCTTTGGCCACGGAGGGCATTTGCGTGGGGTCGTAGACGAGCACCGTCTCGGTTGCCTGGAAATCCAGATTCCCAAAACGATGCTCGGCCAGCTTGGAGGCCTCGATCTTCAAGCCGTAGCCGCTCTCGGCCCCGCACTGAACCAGTGCAGAGCCGGGAACGTCACCCAGCAGGAAGCGGAGATCGGAGGCGAGATCGATCACGGGTTGACCGATTTCAACGAATTCAACTCCGCCTTCTCTTCATCAGAGATGGCATCGCCCTTGGCTTCGAGTTCGGCAATACGGGCGGCTTTGGCTTCAGCAGCATTCTGCTCAGCTAGAAGGCGGTCCTGCTCTGCCTTGATGGCTTCGATCAGCTTCGCCTTGCCGGTATTGGGATTGGGTTTCAGGCCCAAACCCTGGGCAATCGCCAGCAGCGACTCCCGGTCCGTATCTTCCAGCGGCAGGCCATCTGTCAGATCGAGCGTATCCACGACCCGAGCCATCGCAGGCGTAATGTCACCGCTGTAGCCGATCTCTTCGCCTGCTCTGAATTCAATGGGATGAATTACCTCGAAGGTTCCATCCTTGAGATCTCGCAGATTGTGGGATCGGATTTCCACCTGATCCGGAGTCAACTGCAACACCGCACCCGGGAAGAAATGAACGACTTGAAGTGTTCGAATGGTTTTCATGGATTCTCCAGGAAAGGGGCGGATACCCAGCGCATCCGCCCCCATCAGGCCTAGGCCATCGCGATAAGGCAGCTGCCCTGCCAGAGGCCGTATCCGACGTTGCGCCACGTATCGACGCCGAACTGCCAGGCATCGTTGTCGAATTCGTACTCGGAGCCCTCGGCTTTCGCTTTGAGGACAACGGGAGCCTCTTCCTGGCGAATGATGGGCTTCACACTGCCATCCGTCCGGAACACCGCAAACTTGGTGGTCCAGGCGTTCAGTCGGGCATTCATGACCACACCAATCTTGAAGGCGCTCAGATTGGGGATCAGGTTGATGGCATTGCTCGCCAACACAGCATTGCTAACGGCCGCCTGGGCCGTCAGGTACAGGCTGGTGGGCACCATGACCAGGAACTCCGCGGCGTTCTCGTTCATGGGTTCGCCCTGGTCATCCTTGAAGCTGATGATCTGAGCGATCGCCTTGAGGATGCACTGCTGCATTTCCTCCGTACTGGGCGCGGCAGCCACGCCATGCACCTGACAAGGCAGGCTCGAAAGCGTAACCGTGAGCTTGTTGCTCTGAGTGCCGCTGTTGCTTTCCGCGTGGGTCGTGCTGAAGAAATACTGGCCGTCGTAGCAGGTCGTCGCCTCGCCATTGGCGATGAGAGCCGAAGCCAGGGAAGCCCAGTGGCTATTGGTGCGATCGGACAGATCGTTGATGCGAACCTGCACCTGACCCGTCTTGTCGCGACGAACGTCCTTCTTCGTGAACTCGACCGTGCTTTCGAAGTGCAGATTGGTGATATCGATCTTGTTCTGCGTGAATCCCTTGGCATCTCGACCGCCAACCCAGGGCTTGAGCTGGGGAGCCTGACCCAGCCATGCGTAGGTTTCCTTGTCCTGATCGGAGGTGAAGTAGTTGGTGATGCCATCGATCCAGGCCATCCCCGGATTCTGTTCAAGCCGCTTGTAATACCAGCCGATGATCGCTCGGCTGGAGAGGAGGTCTGCGCCCATGGTCCGCTCCTAGCGAGCCATCCGCAGAATGCTGTTGAGCACAGCAAGCACGGAGGCAAAGTTGTTATTGATGAGGGCCTGGGTGGGCGTTGCCGTCACGTCGTTCAGCGTGAGCGTTGCGGTCCCACCGGTGGAATTCGTGAGTTCGGTCATGATTCCGCCGAACTCACTCTCGAACGACACCAGGGCGATGCCAGAGGAAATCCAGCGCGAGATGCGGCCGACGTACACCCCCGTTCCCTGGGTCAGGGTGAAGGTATTGTCATCCGTGGCATACACGGCCTTACCGATATCGGTAATGGCCACACCAGAAATCGCCAGGATGACCTTGCCCTCATCTTTCACCCGGACATTGATGGCACCGGCCGCGCCAGCGGAATTGTCGGCCTTGGCTTCAGCGAAACCCGCGAAGATATCGCCGGTGGCTACCGGACGAGCGAGGCCAGTCGCAGGGTTGAGGCCCACGGCAGCGCCTTCGTAGACCACCGTAGTAGCGGAGACTCCGAACTCGTTGCGATCACCCTGTTCAAACGCTCGGGAAGTATTGGCAGTGAGTGCCATGCATCACCTCACTTGCTGCCGAGGATTCGGGCCTGACCCGATTCCGCGGCGCGGTTAAAGGCCTGGAAGGCCTCGAAGTCATTGGCGAATTCCTCCCGAAGTCCCTTGTCCGCATCCCAGCGAGTCTTGGGATCCTGAGACTGCTTGGCGGCGTTTTCTTCCGCAAGACGCTTGGCATCTGCTGCGTCGGTAACCAGGGGGTCTTCGATAGAGGGCATAGGCTTAACACCCCCTGACGTTGACCGCTGGTGAGCGGCCGCAAGGTCGGCCCGCTGGGCAGCCACGACCTTCAACGCGGCATCACCGGGCTGAGTCACGCCATCAAGCGCGGCCTCCAGTGCGACCTGCTCGTAACCCTGCAGGGATGCGCCAAGGCAACCCTTCACGCGGGTCAGTTCCTGGGCTGCGCCTTCGACGCGGCCTTCGGCCTTGCCCTCTTCAACGAGGGCTTTGGCCAGTTCGGGATGCTTCTCTCGAAGCTCCGTGAGATTCATGGTGGGGTTCTCCTGAGAGATGGTTGGAGTGGATGGAGCAACACCGGCCCCCGCCGAATGACGCGCGGATGATCCCGAGGACAGTTCGCCGATGAGGGTCTGCAAGGTGGAAACACCGTCCACCAGCCCCGCATCCATCGCCTGTTTACCCAGGAACACCCGGCCATCGGCCATATCCGCCAGGACGGTGTCCGATGACACGCCCCGGAATTTTGAAACCTCATCAACAAAGACGCTGTAGATGTGATCTACCTGCGCCTGAATGGTGGCCCGCCCTTCATCGCTCAACGGGCCATAGCTGCTAGCGATGCGCTTGTATTTGCCCGCCGTGATTTCGGTAGTTTTGCGACCGTTTGCATTTTCGGAGGTGGACACATCCACATGGGTGGCTACGACCCCGATGGAACCGACCTCGGTCGTGTTACTGACGATGTAGATGGCGTCGGCGGCAGACCCCGCCCAATAGGCCGCGCTGCACATGCAGCCATCTGCCAATGACACGATGGGCTTTTGACCTCGGATCGCATAGATGGCATCGGCGAGTTCTTGGGTGCCATCGACGGTGCCGCCCGGGGAATCAAAGTTCAGGATGATGCTGGAAACGGTGGGATCTTGCAGGGCTGTCTGAAGATCCTGTCGAATCTGGGCCGTGCTGGTCATGCCACAGATGCGCTGGATAAGGCTGGGCGACTTCGCCATCACCCCCACGACATCGATGACAGCGACACCGTTCTGCACCTGATAGGGCGCTGGAGAATCTCCGGTAGGCCGCCCAGTAGCGGCTTCCCACCCACGCAAATCCAGCTTTTCCCGGCGCGTATGCGACAGGTAGAGTTCCCGGATTTCAAGCAGGCGGCTTTCCGGAATCGCCCATGGCGAAGTGATGAAGTCGATGAGCTTCACACGGTCTCCTTCAAGGCTAAAGCGATGAGCGCAGAACGAAGGCCGGGAGCATGACCAATCCCGCGTACCGGAGGAATTTGGGCCTCTTCAGAGTTGGAATCATCGATAGGAGGCACCACAGGCTGAACAGGCGCAGAAGGAGCTCCTGGCGTAATACCGGCATCCTTCAACTGGCGACGTTCGCGCGCTTGGCGAGCGATGTTGGCTTCGAAATCCCCGTTCGTGAGGCGGCTGGTCTGCTCTTCGAAGGTGCTGAAGCCATATTCAACAAGACCCTCTGCCGCCAACAATTCTTTGAGCGGATCCAGGATCGGAGGGTTATCTCCAATCCAGCGAGCATTGCTATAGGCAGCCCTGAGCAGAGGATTCGCGAAATAGCCAGGGGCCTGGATACGGCCCGCAGCGATCTCTTCTGATAGCCACGCTTCATAGAGAGGCTGGCAATAATTGGGCGCCAGCAGATTTTCCCGCTCAGTGGTGACGAACTTCCAGAATTGCAGCAGCGCACCACGGGCCGCGGTATATGAGCTTTCAAACTTTTTGAGCAGGACTTCAGGCGGGATTTGAATCCGCATGGCGATCTGACCCAACAAGCTGCGCCAAAATGGGTCAAACGCCCCGTTGGGTCGCGTGGGAGCTACATTTGTGATGCTCTCGCCAGGACTCAATTCTGCGACGAGGGCATGGCCTAACTCTGTAAAACTCTGGCCACCTTCCGTCTTCTTAGCCGACCCCAGAAGCCCAGGGGCGCCACTGGTTGGCTTCGTGATGACAACAGCAAAGAAGCTCGAAACCACACTGGCCGCAAGTTCGCTGTCGCTGAGACGACTCATCTGCTTGAGGGTTGAGATAACCGGCGCCAACAACGGGTAACCCCGTCTCACATCTAGGCGGTGTTCATGGAATAGGTGTAGAACTTGACGGCGCCCATCTGAACCCCAGGCGTCGATGGTGCGGTAGTCATCCGACCCAAGGGAGTGATACATGTTTGGGTAACGCTTGGCGAACGTGTAGGACTTGAACCCTCCCACCTCATCCATGGATACGCCCTGAGAGGTGGTTTCGTTATCAGCCTGACCATTGGGGTTCAGGCAGCGATCACCTTCCAGCAGCTGGAACTTGGTCGCCCAAACGCCACCGGGATGCACCCGCGTGGGCAGCAGCGCGAAGGCATCCCCCCGACTAACGACTGTTCGGTAAAGGATTTCCTGGGACTGGTAGAAGTTCCTTCGGCGGCTGATATCGCACTCACGAGGTTCGCCTGCCCACAACTGGAATCGGCTTTTGACATTGGCTGACCAATCGCTGATTTGATCCTGGGTCCATCCCAGAATCTGTCCAACTGGCTCGGGATGAAGTGCCAATCCTGTTCCAACGACACTGGTCGTCAGTTCTGAAATGGCGCCACCAGCCAAGGCATCATTGCGCTCAAGATCGGTTGCTCGAGCCACGAGCGTGGAACGTTCCCAGGCCTGTTCTTCATCCGGAGTTTGAGCGATGGGGTTGAAGTTCTTCAGCTCTGCTCGGTCCTTACTGGAACCGACCCACGCCCCGCCAATGGCCAGGGCCGCCCGGGCCCTAAAACGGGCAAGGCCCCATCCCGGAGCCACTGACGAAATGATGCGATCCAAACGCGTTGGACGGGATCCGTCCCTAAGCATTTCAAGCAGTTCGGCGCTCACAGTGGCACCCCCTGATAGAGGCGGCTGCCACCCTGGTATGCATCCTGAAGATCTGAAACCTTCTGCTCAAGCGCTTCAATGCCCGCTCGGATCTCGATCAAATCAGCCTTGCGAACCTTGCGGCCCTCGAGTTGATATTCTTGGGCACCGCTGAGAATTGCAGTCTCGGCAGCGTAGTAGGCATTGAGGCGCTGTTGCGCGATATCGAGCGGGGTTCCAGCCATGCATCCATGGTCGATTCGGATTTTTCAATTTTCTGCCATCACACTGATGGCAGTTTTTTGAAGATTATTTCGAGGCCTTGTTGAATGCGGTCTTAAGCGCGTCATCCAGCGACTGGCGCAGTTCTTTGAGTCCTCGAGCCTGGGCAACTTCGTCAACGATGGCGTAGAACGGGAGACGTTTGCGATAGCTGGGAGGCTTGATGAAATACAGGATGGGCCGGATGGCCGATCCAAAGGCCGTGTCGATGCGCTGCCATACCCCAACACGGCCTCTCTTTTCGGGCCTTCCGATGAAGTATTCGATGGGGTTCTTCTTCTTCGCTTTGCTTCGGGCCGTGCGATTCGCAGCGTAGCCCGTCTCTCCCAAGAGGTTCAGGATGGACATGAGCTGCACGACGAAGGATCCCCTCAGATTTCCGTAGGCATCCAGGGGTGCAAACTTGCTAGCAGCTGTCTGCGCATCCTTAGGCATGAGCCCCTTCATTTTCAGGGCCACCTCGAGACGTTTATCGGCTCGGCGCCCACCATCGACTTCGGAGATCAGCCACTTGTTGGGCGACAGAGATTTTCCATTGCCTTCATCCAGGATGAATACGGCCGCGCCTTCCTCAAGCCGATCCTTGCGAGCGGGCCGGAAGCGCACCCCCTGAATCGTTGAGGTAGTGGGCCGGTCGAAAACCTGCGGCATGACCTGCTGCACCTTCGCTCGAGCAGCTGTCACCGTACGTGTGAGGCTTTGGGCCAGCGCGAAAGGCATTTGCTGGCGCTCGAAGAGCGTCAAGCCATCCTGAAAAGAGGTGATATCGACGCTCGCCTTGACTTGCATCTCAGTCTTTCCGCGCTGGGCATGTCTCGGAACAGAGCTTGAACCGCTCTTTCACGCGCCCTTCCAATGCCGATAGGTCTTCCTTCGTGGCATAGCGCTCAGCCATCCGCGCCCGAATTTCGCCCGCCGTTTTGGCTACCTGGGCCATGGTGCTGTTGAGCTGCTGAAAGGCGGTCTCATTGCTAGAGCGGAGCCGTTCGAGATGCCCCATGAATTCGCCTCGAAACTCTTTCATGGCCTTTTCAGTGGCTTCTCGGTGCTCGGTCAGAGCCGACTGAAAGGCATCATCACGGCTATCCTGGCGCTTCCACCGATCAAAGACCAGCTTCGAAATGACACCCAGCATGCCGATTAGGAGCGCTCGCGTGGCCCAGGTTTCAAAATCTGCGGTCACGATGACTCCTAAAACGTGATTCCAGCCCGAAGACGGATTTCCCAGCCTTGGCGTGTATCCGCATAGGCATTGCGGGTTATCTCTACGCCGGTGCGCAGAGCATAGAAGTCACGATCGAGGAATAGGCCTCGGGCCTGGTCTCCCCAGGCTGTTGCTCCCTGAACGTAACCTACACCCCACTTGGGATGCCTAGATGCAGACGCCAATGCGTCTCTCAGATGGGATGATTCTTGGCGGGCATCATCCGCTTCAGATTTACGTTCTGCATCCGCACCTTCGAGGGCTACGATTCGCGCTTCCTGCGCCTCGGCCTTTCGATCCTGGGCCGCGATCAGCAGCGCCTGCTCTCGTGACAAGGCTTCGACATCGGCGATGGGTGGATCCACTGGCACGGGAGCACCCCCGCCTCGATTGGGATCTACGGGAACGCGCTGATTCAGGGCCTCAGTCAGCACTGCCACCCGAGCACGAAGGCGCAAGATTTCAGGATCTTCTTTGAATGCTTGGATCTTTTGGTTCTGGGCCTGGGCTTCGAAAACATCCGCCTTGGCTGCATGAGATTCCAACGATTGATGGGATGCATCAGCCTGTTGGGTGGCACTAGCTTGATGCCGTTCCGCCTTCCACTCATGCAGCGATAACACGCTGACCACGCAAAGCCCAAGGCCTCCGGCCAGGATCCAAAGCCGTGGATTCAACACCATTCAACCCTCCCATTGCGCACGAAGTAATGCCCGCCACACCCGGGATGCGGGCAAACCACAGACGGCGAGACGGTGGGCCCCTCCGGGCCTTCCTCAACGTGGTGATTGCCCAGATGCATCCGGCCATTGCAGATGGCGCAACGATGTTGATGGGGAGCCTTGCGGGAGATCTCACCCGGCATGGCCGGTTTCTCAGTCCAACGCGCTTCAGCCATTGGGACCATCCTCGGGTTTGCGATAGGCCACGCCTGCGAGGGTTGCCAAGATGCCGTAGGCGGCAATGGCAACCGTTACCAATCCACCATCCACGGGTTTTCCACTGCAGGCCTGCCACTCGATAGCCAACGTGAGGCCAAAGGCGCATAGGCATAACACCACACCCGCCAAAAGAGCCAGGGCCCGCTTGGTGCTCTCTGGCTGATCTTCGCGAATGATGCGCTGAATCAAGCCGCCCAGTCCTGTCAGCAGCGTCGAGAGATCATTCACCGATGGACTCCAACAGCGCCAGCACATAGCCGTTGAACTCATTCCATCCCCGCAGCCGTTCGGGGTGATCGACTTTGTGACCCGCGTTGACTAGCCCCCGCACGGCCGACCAATCCTTTGCATTCGCAGCCTTGTCGATGCCGTTGCGATGAAAGAAGGCAGCGAGAACCTTGGCGGCGGTTTCAGGCTCGCAGGCGGCTTCACGATTCGAAACGAGATCCACTCCGATCAGCGAACCGAAGAGTCGATAATTCGATTCCCAGGTGATCTGAACGAAGCCCCGGCCAATCCAGGGGAAATACTGCATCTGCCGCGCGTAGAGTTCCGGCTGCAGATGCGGGTTGGCCATCTTTTCTTTGATGGGCTTGAAGGAACGCCCGGTTTCGACAGCCACTGTCGCAGCCACGGCCACCTGCACTAGCGGGGAATTGATCCCAGCATCCTGCAGCGCCTTGACGATTAACGGCCACGAGGCTGCCACGCTCTCCAAAGAGGCGTGGCAGCCCTGGGCAATCAGAAGGGTGGGGAGGATTTGGTTTAATCGGTCCGGTTGAAGCTGGCCGTCTGTGTTCACGTGTGTGATTCCTCCCCTCCATCAGGTTCGGATCACACGTGGGGTGTTTTCTGGCATCACCCTGATGGCAGATTTTGAGACAGGCCTGCAAATACAAGTTATTACCCCACAACGACAGGGGACATAAGCGCAGAAAGGGACTCTAAAGATATAAAAAGCCTTAATTTATATGCTCAGGTCACAAGGATGCTTGACACCGTTTCTACACAAGAGATGATAGTTGGCATTGAAGGAGGGCGTCAAAAAAGCGAAACCAAAAAACTAGAGTGTGATTATTTGGCTTGTTGTTTGACAATTGAACAGAGAGTTCGACTTTACTCCGTTCACCCGATAGGCAACCATCCTTACGGGGCCTACACACTCCACCTGAGATTTTCTCAAGTGATTGTGTCGGCTCTTTTCTTTTTTTCTGAGGATTCCATGTGTAGAGCTCCACCTAAACAAACTGAATCTACAAACCGAATCAACATTGGAGGCTATTTTGCCAAACCTTGAACAACAGTCACCAAATGCTGCGGCTATCATTGTCGCAATCCATCACCCACTGCTGACCGACGATGAAATCCAAAAAGCGCTCGTGCTTTATCGCAACGAGCGCTCCGTCCACGAGACGGATTCCAAAGCAGCTTAGTCGAGCGCTTCAGGTCAGGCAGCGGGCAGGCGGCCTGATCTGAAGGATATCGCTTTCCATCATTTTTTCCATTCCGGAAAGGAAATCCATCATGAGCAGAAGTGTTTATCAGCACGGAAACGGATGGGCGGATAAGGATGATTCCGCTTCTCGTCCTTCTAAAGTCCATTCAACCCAACAGGATGCTATCAATGCTGCAAGACAGCACCTCGTGAACAATGGCGGAGGAGAACTAACCATCCATGGTCGGGACGGCCATATTCGCGATAAGAACACCATCGCACCGGGCAATGATCCATGCCCACCTCGCGACAAACGCTAAACAAAAGGGCCCCCAAACGGGGGCCTTTTTCTATCCTTGAAATCCACGACTCCGGATCCTACGTCCATCCGTTTGACCACCGCCGGAACTTGCCACCCCGCCATTCCTTGCTACATCTGCCAACGTCAACATCTGCTCTCGACCTTCGGGCCCCGAGAGATAGGGCGCCAGGATGCGGGTGAGGATCCAAAGGGCCGAAAGGTTGTAGACCCATAGATCCAAGGCCTCGTTGCGCGCCCCGCCCGTTTTGACCCATCGGTACGTGGTCTTTCGGGTGGTCTTATCGGTGACGGGCACGCGCTTCTCTCCGGCCAACTGCTTCAGGTAGTCGTGGGAGACCCAGGATGGAAGGTTGACGGATCGCGGCGCACCCACGGGGATGCCCAGTCGAGAGAACAGGGCCCGCTTGAGGTCATCGGTGGAACTCAGGAACATGCGCACAGTGGATTTCTTGGAGCTGGATTCCTCGGCCCAGCCTTTGGAGGCGATGGTTTCCATGCCCATCTGAGGAAAAACCCAGCGGTCGGCGCGAATCTGGCAGAAATCGTAGACGGAGGCCTTGGTATTGCCGTCGCGGGCATCGATCAACACCAAATGCGCATGCATCCGGGCCCCACTTTCATGGCTCCAGCCAGCCAACAGCCAGGCGTCCAAGTCTTCCCAAACAGAGGACTCGACCGGATTGCCTCCAAATACCTGGAAATCCACCAGGAAAGCCCGCTCGTCGGCATCGAATCCCACTACCTGGGCTTCTAAACGCCCCGGCGCAGCGGTCTGAACGTCCACAGATACCACCAGCAGGGCCACGCCATCGGGCACGATGCCGCGCTGCCCATCCCAGGCATCGGCACGGCGGCGGAGTTCGTCGGTTTCCAGGCTTTCTCCAGGCTCAGAGAAGGTCTCAGCCAGCTGCAGGTTGATGAAGGCCTTCAGTTCGAGCTGATCGCCCTGGGCATCCACCCATTCCTGAGCCATACGCGCCCAGTGCCCGTGGGTCATCGCGTACAGGGCATTGGCATGGTATCCCTTCACGCGAGTAATGGCGGGACGGCGGTGAAGCCAGTGACCCACTTCCATCATCTGTACCTTCCAACGCTCCTCGATGGCTGCGCCGCAGCGGATGCAGGTCCACCGCACGCTCTCGGGGATGACTTGGTGATCCACGGTCTTTTCGAAGCGCAGCAGGTAAGTGTTGGGGTTGGCAGGATCGCGCCAGCGGAAGGGCTCAAGGGCGTTGCAGTGCGGGCACGGCATGACGTAGATGCCTTGTGACGACTTGGTATAGGCCTTCTCGATACGGCTGATGCCCTGGGGCATGCCCGGGGTGCTGCCAATGAGGAGCTTGCCATCGCTGCCGAACTCATCCATACGGCGGCGAACGATCTTGTCAGGGTCGCCTTCGTCGCTGACATCGTTCTTGTAGGCGTCGGCCTCATCCTCGATAACGAACCGGGCGCGCCGGGATCGAAGTTCCCTGGGATTGCCCGCGGAGGGCACGAAGAAACTGCCGCCATTGCGAAAACGTTTGTAGCGGGTAGTGGATCCGGACCCCTGGGAGGTGGAGATCCGCAGGAGGTTGGCTAGAGCGGGTGTGCCTTCGATCATCTGTTCCAGGCGTCCCTTGCAATAGTCCTCGGCGGTATCTCTCGAGGGCTGCAGCATCATCATAGCCATGCCATGGACATCGATACCCCAGCCGAGGGCGTTGTTGCAGATTTCCGACCAACCCAGGCGGGTGGATTTCATAAAAACGACTTCCTGCACCTCAGGGTCGCAGATGCTTTCCTGGATCTCGCGCTGGATGGGATCGGCCTGCCATTGCCCGGGTCGACCGGAATCGGCGGGCAGCACCCGTTTGGCTTGGGCCCATTCCTCAATGCTGATGCGAGGGGGTGGCATCCATAGGGCACGAAGGCGCTTTTGGACGCGGGAGAGGTGTTCGAGGGCGGAGGGGTGGGTTTGAATGCGCATGGTCAGGCCTCCAAAATCCGGCGCACCGTGGCATCCAGCTCTGGGCCCTCGAGGTGGTCGATTTCGTGGATGTCGAGATAGTTGCAGATGAGCTTCCGGCAGCGCTCGCGCTCATCTCCATCCACCGATGCGAGATCGAGTTGCTGATCCAGCCAATGACTCAGGGTTCCATCCTCAAGCCCCCAACCATGAGACCTGGCAGAGATGGATATGCCGCGAAGATAGGCCGCGGCATTCTCTCCCCATTCATTCGAGCAGAGGGATTCCAACTCCTTAACGCGGGCTTCTGCCCTGTCGGCGCGATCCGATTCAGCCGCGGCACGCTGCTCCACCTCGCAGATCCGCTGCACGTGATCGCACATCAGGCAGGTATCGGCCTGCAACTCTGAATCTGAGGTCAAGCGGGACAAGGTTTGGTCTATCGCTATCTGTGAAGCCAGCCTTGAAATATGATCCAATACTTCCTTCAGATCATCCGGGTGCAATCGGCTCATTCGGAATCCTCCTGGCCCAGCCGCGTGAGCGAGCGCCGGATCTCGGATCCGCACTTCGCTGCAGCATCGGGGCCGATGATGGGCCGAAGCCGCGCCTCGATCGCCAGCAGTTCCAGGCGAGCGGGCGTGATCAGATCGGCATGGGCTTTTTCGTAGTCATCGATGGCGAGGGTCTTCTTCTGGATGGCAGCCAGCTCATGCTCCAAAAGTGCCGCCTTTGCATTCGCGGCCCGCTCGGTGCCACTCAATCCGGAATGCCCCTCGGCTCCACCGCTCTGGAGCTTCGCCTGTAGGTATCGGACATACCATTTAAGGCACTCCAACTCGTCGTACTGGCCCCGTTTCGCTTTGGGCATACCCTCAGCGCACAGTTGCTGGATACGTCTGGGGGTAAGCCCCATTAAGTCCGCAAGTGCAAGAACTCCTAGCATGTTGCCTCCAAATCGGAGACGGGCGCTTGTGACTTATTTGCATATTTATACTGCAATAAACCATACACCCGCCTACCGACCCCCTCCATGGGGGTGGTGAAAACGAAATGGCCCTCAGAAGACCCACGCACAGACCCAACCGAGGTGCGAATTACCCGCAGTGGGTTACCCACCCAGAGGGACCCGTTAATTTTTCAGAAGGCGAAGCGGTGCAACACTTGCCGAAGGAGCTCGAAGCGGAGACCGCACGTAAGTGCATTTTGTGCCGTTGTAATCCTCGAAGATCGTTCTCGGCTTTTTCTGTAGCACTACTCAATTTAATTGAACAATCAACCATTGGTGCGGGCTCTAGGCGATGCTTGCGCCGCTTTTGATCCCGCCCAAACCAGTCCGGGCCGCCACGCGACGCTGAGCGGCCGCCACGCGCCCGAGGTCAACCCCCAGGTAGATGGCCGTGGTCCGAATATCCTTGTGCCCAAGGGCCGCTTGGATGTCCTGGATGGGGACGCCCGCCTCTGAAAGCCAGGTGGCATAGGTAGCCCTCAGGCGATGAGGCACCAGACGCTGAATGCCTGCCGCCTTGCACGCAGCATCAAAGGTCCGCTTCACCCTCCCAGGGGTGACAGGTGCACCAGCCAAGGTGGGGGCCATCCAACCGAATGGTTTGTGCTGGGCCTTCAATCCATCCAGGATCCATGGCGGTACCGGGCGAGGCCATGCCTCCCCACCCTTGGTGTCGCCCGGGATGTAGAGCTCACGTTCCAGGTCCAGCCATTCCCAGCGCGCCTGCCGGGCCTCACCACCCCGAAGCCCCAAGCCAATCATCAGGCGCAGGACCATGGCAATGCTCGGCTCATGCTCAGCCAAGGCATCCACTTCCGCCAGCCAATCTGCCGCCTTATCCGTGGGGATCAACACTTTAGGCTTTCGCTTGATCCGAGTTTCCCGAACATCAAAGGGAACGACTCGGATCATGCGGCGCCGGATGCACCATCGCATTACCAAGCGGATATCTGCGAGCCATTGGTTCGCCGAAGAGGGCTTGTGGCTGGATAAGAAGACCGCCAACTCCTCCTCCACCATACGGGTGGACACCTGCGACACGGGAAGCCCAGCTAGGCGCCCTAGGTGGATCCGGCCGCAGCGGTCTACGTTCTCGATGTGACTGGGAGACAGTCGCAGTGCATGAGCCTCCACCCAGAGAGCGAACGCCTCCTGCAGCGTCACTTCAGGCTCCTCCCCCCTGGATCGAAGCAGAGCGGCTTGGTAGTGGCTCAGGGCTACCTGCTCAGCCTTGGCCCGGTTCTTCAGCGGCTCCCGTGTAGTGCGCATGACTCGGAATCCGTCCAGCTGGAAGCGGAAGTGCCATACCTTGCCGCGAGGTATTAGCGTGATAGGCCCGGAACGCAAACTCACGCTGCCCATTTAGACTTCCGACCTTCACGCTTAATGCGCTCCAACGTGCTCACGCTGATACCGCGAGTAACTAGAATTCCATCGCCATGCTCTCCAGCATCACCGTGCAGCCACCATTCCATGAAGATAGCCTTCCGAGTAGCCACATCCATGCCGTGGCGTACGACTTTCTCAATAGCCCAATATGTGCGGTCCCCGCTGTATTGGCGCTTCAGAGCCTTGGCGCAGGTCTCCGCTAGTTTTTCAGCCTCAATAGCCGCCAAACCCTTACCCACTAACGCCGAGAGGATCACGGCCCGAATATCTGAAGATCGAATGGTCCTGCTCATGGTTTCCTTTCATGATGGCGCAGCCTTCCGAGCCCTCGAATCAGGGCGAATGCTTCACCGAATTGAGAGCGGATCATTTTCGTGGAGCTACGAAATTGATCTCGCTTGATGCTTCAGATTCACCTTAGGGCGTTCTTTGCGTGGGACCGAAGTACAAGCACGGTTCCGTAATGCGTCATTTCGGTGGTGCTGGGATCAGCTATGGTTTCGAGCGCCTTGTGCATGCGCTCGGCAAGACGGTAGAAATCGTGTTCGATGCAAGACTCGCAAGCATCAGATTGGAATCCAATGTCATCAAGGAATTGAGCGAAGGTACGCATAGCCACTCCTTACTGGAATATCATTGGCGGCATGATCGCGCTACAGCCCTATCTCCAGGACCTCGCCAACTCGGGAATAGATGGCATGTCCAGTGAGGCCCGGATACTTATCAAGGCTTTCACTCAGGACGAGTATTCCGCTTCACCATCGCATCCACACCCGCCCGAACCTCAGGTGTCAGGCCTACGCGCTGAACCGACTTAAGCAAATCAACCAAATCATCAATTTCGTTCAATGCCCACCACGCAGCTTCTTGGGCTTCATTCAACGGTCCCTTTGTACGCTTCCGCGAAAGGTACCCACGGAGTCTTTGACGGGATTCCCATGTATTTTCCGTCATAACCCGACCTTCACGATTAGCTCCGGTCCATCATTCCAAACATTGTTCACCTGGGTTGATACCGGGAAGACTTCCATACGGTTGGAAGGGAGAGGTTTCAGCAGAGCAATGAGGGCATTGGCCTTCTGTTCTGGATCAAGCCAAGCATCTGCCTCTTCCGGGCCAAGGATCACTGGCATTCGGTTGTGGATGGATTCCATTAGGCCGTTTGGCTCAGTTGTGATGATGGTGCAGGTCGTCAGCTCCCCATCTGGCCCGTGCCATGTGTCCACCAATCCGGCGAACACGAAGATTCCGCCCTCGGCTGGCCTGATGTAGTGCGGGACTTTTTTGGAACCCACAGCCTTCCATTCATAGAAGCCTGATGCAGGGATGAGGCACCGGCCATGCCGGAAGGCACCGCGGAAGGTCGGTTTGGTCGCCACGCCATCGGCGCGGGCGTTGATGGGTTTTGGCCCCACCTCTGGATCTTTCGACCAGTTTGGAATGAGTCCCCAGCGGGCTAATGAATGTGAGCGTTGGCTCTTTTCTGGCCTAACGATGACGATCCACTGGCCAGGTGCCACGTTGTAGCGGCGCTCCTCACGGAATCCCCGCAACACAGGTGCTCCAAGCCCAAGTGCTAGTTCCTCAGAGGTCGCATGGATGGCAAAGCGTCCGCACATGATTCGCGATGATATCGCTGGCAAGCATTACCTTCGTTATAAATGTGGACATTCGTTAGGCCGTGTAAATTGCGCCGGGGTTGCGGGGATCCTCTTCAGTCCATCCGACGATCTGATCGGAACCATTCGTGTAGGTTTTCCAAACGGCAACCCAACCAGGACCGGGCCAATCTGGGTGATCCCTAGCAGCCTTGCCTAACCGGTCGCTCAAGGTAGCCCTGCCGCGATTTGCTCCTGGGTTTTCTCGCTTATCGCTCATGGTTCTCCCTTCTGGATTCACGCAGCATTTCACTCCGCCAGAATTGAGCCCCCCTGCTGAGGGGGCTTTCCCGCAGCTGGAGGTCCCTCCAGGTCGCCCACAAATAGCTCAGGGTCGTGGCCGTATCCCGCAATCTGTGCAGTCGCACCGCATCGCGGATCGTGGCTTCCACCGTGGGCCACGGCACGTTCGAGGGGTGGATCCAGTGGTGGATCCGATCCAGCGTTTCCGTCTCCCGGCTGAGGTTGAACACCGAGGCATCCGAGTAAGTGCCTGCACGAAACCGGCGGTGCCCCTCTGAGGTCTTCCAGCTCGCCAGGCGGGCCTCCACCTCGTATTCGTCCATTTCCAGGGAGATCAGCAGGGAGGAATGGCCCTGCGCAGCGGTCTTCCACAGGCCCTGGATGGCCATGGCCGATTTACCGACACCAGGCCGAGCCGCCACCATCACCACATGCCGAGGGCTGGCTTCCACCGAGTCATCAATGGCAGGCAGCCCAAACCAGACCCGCTTGCCACCGACCTCGGAAGCATCCCGGAAGGCTTCCCGGGCCTGCACCCGGTCCACCAAGTCGGAGGCCTTGCGAATCCCCTTGGAAGCCGCGCCGGAGTTCAGCTCCGTCAAGCGGCCCTGCAGATCCGAGATCAGGGCCTGCACATCCCGCCCCTGGCCTTGGGCCTGCTCCTGGGCAGATGCGTTATCCGCGAAATTCGGTTGAGTATGTGACGGTGATTTCTCTGGTGATCCGGTATCCCGTTCCGCACGTCTCGCAGTCATAGGTTGCGAGTTCCTCATCCCCTTCGAACAGTTCTTCGGGCTCATCCGGGGAATCTCCGCACGATGGGCAAATAGGGCGTGGGCTATGTTTCAACCGGAATGAATCTAACGCCTCTGATGTAGACATTTCAAACGTGTCTGGGGATGGATCAAAAATGTGCCTGCCACATGAATTGCATCGGTTTGATGCAGCGGGTCCGATGGGGATGTGTCCGCCACAGTGCTCGCAGGTAGATAAGCTCATGGTTCTCCGTTATGGGCAGTTATGGGTTTGAGGGCAGTGTGGGCGATAGACCGCGCCGCGCCAATCCCGTTGAGTTCGTCATAGCAGGACTCTGGTAGCCTCTCGATCTGGCGCAGGGCGTTTTCAAGACGCGTAATCCGCGTCAACAGGTCGTGATCGCGGCAGGGATCATCATGCGGGTGTGAGCGAGTGCAATCAGGCATCGTTGCTCCATGACATTCACTTCTTGTTTAGGAGTTTCGTGGCTTCGCAAGTGCGACAACGGGTTCCGTGGGTGTGGGCGTCCTTGTCACAGTCGTAGTTTTCAGCCGTGTCTCGGACGAAATCCTCCAGCTCCGTAATGCGGGCTCGTAAAGCGTCGTTCTCCTCCATGAGTAGGTTGCGGCACTCAGCATCCACATCATCATCATCATGGCGGTTCTGGGCTTCCAGAGGGGCAGTGGTAGTCACTGGCTTTGTTGTAAGGCGCTTCATCGTCCGGTAAAACGCAAACATATTGAACGAGGCTGTTTTAGCAGCCTTAACGCTTGGAAAGTCTTTAGTTTTCATGTCCCCACCAGATTAACTAATAGTTATTCCGCGCTTTGCACACTCGGATTCGTTGTAGGCACGAATCTGTGAACTCCACCCAGCCTTGAACGCATCCAGAGCCTTCTTAGTGTCCGGGTTCAGATAGAGCAGGTGTAGAGGGTGCATGGAACGATCCAGCCCCTTCTCTTTGCAGTAAGATTCAAACGCAAGGTGTTCGGCATCGTTTTCGGTCATTGGTTCACCTTTCTGGACATCAGCGTTTGAGATGAGAAATCAGCGGAATAAACAGGATTGACGCCCATGCGATGCCTATCGCGATAGCGAATAGCAAGTTGACGTGTCGCTGCCTCATGCTTGAGGTCCGAGGTAGATTCCGCCTTCGTCTGGATATTCCGCACTGGCGACATAGATGCCCGCACCTGAATGCCCGTCTGCATCTGTTTCAGCCTTAGCAAATTCGATTAGATCGTCATCGTCTCCACCACCCATGTGTTCTAGGGCTTCACGGAGTTGAGAAACGGAAAGGATCATTGGTTCCCCTTTCGCGGGATGGGTGTGGAATGTGGACATTCACGCCAGACGGCGCACGGTGGGCTGCCAGCGGAGATCGAGCGTCCCCAGCCACAGCAGCGGGATAGAGAGCCAGCCAATGGCACCACGGCAGCGGCGGAAGCCGGGCTTCCATTCGAAGCCCTTCGACCAGTAGAGCGCCCATGCCCAGGTGAGTGACCATGACGGGTGCCAGGATGCGAGCACAGCGAAGTTACGGGACTGTCCCATGGACCCAAAGCCCCATTCCCAGCCCAGGTTAAATCCGTTCGTGATTCTCATTGCTTCACCTTTCTGGACATCAGTGGTTGAGGGTGTTGGAAACGAGGGCGTGGAGCATGGCGTCGGTGCCCCTTGCGTAGTCCTCGACCTTCATGAGCGTTAGGCGGTAGAGCTTCCGGTCGATCATGGCTTCGTCCAAGTCAATGGAAACCTGCTGGAGCGTTGCCAGGGCGCTCTCATATCGGGTATCAGTGCCATGCCAAATCAGTTCCCAGGCTTGGCGGATTCGGAAGGACCAGGGCAGCTTCACTTGGTTCCCTTTCATGGACATCCTGCACCATCCGTGTATTTCTCGGCTAACTCTTTCTCGCAGTCACGGACAACAGATCGGATGTCTTCTGCTCCCATCTCCACAGCCTCGATGAAGCCTTTCGTGATTTCCATTGGTTCCTCCAGATGGGCAGAATTACTTAACCCAACCTAGCCGCTTGGCAAGCACTAGCAGGGCTAGGCAGATGGGGAATGCGATAAGGAATGGGTTAGGAGTGTTCATGGACAGATCGTTTAGGTGCGCCGTTTGCCGTTGAGGAAGCCAAGCGCAAAGCAGATGATCCCAAAACAAAGAAATACGAAAACGATTTCAAAGGCTGTTTTCAGGTTCATGTTTCACCTTTCTGGCTACGCCTGGATGTATTTCTTAATGCGAAACTTTTCATTTGGATGGTTGTAGCGCCAATCAAAGTTGATTTCCCTTCTGGCATCTTCTCTTAGCGGGTGCGCTCCTGCGGTTGGCTCCCATCTATCCCGATCTGTGTTGAACAGATCAGGGTTGGATTCGGTCAAGTCGTTCGAGTTCTGCGAGACCGAGAGCGAGACCCTTGATCAGGTTCCGCTCTGGACCTACGGTGGGCTTCCACCATCTCTCTGCCCATGGCCAATTCGAGGGCGGGCAAATGCCCTGCTCTTCAATATCCTCGTCTGTAGTGAGGTTGGTGCCACCCTCCTCCAAATAACAGGCCCCAGCCACAGCGAGTTCCCCGCCTTCGTGCTGGTCGTCATGATCTGGGGTCCATCCCTCTGCATTGATCTGACGTTCACGTTCTAACAGCACGTCCATCAGGCGCGGGTGACGGTGTAGGGATTCCAGCAGCGTTTCGGCTGCTGTCATGTTCCAGTTTTCGTTTTGTTTCACGTGCATAATTGCGTCAATCAATTCCATGGATACCTCTATTCGAAAGTGGGCCTGTGAACGAGCTCAATCGAAAGGTCGAACCCAAGGGCCTCGGCCAAGATTGAGATGTGCTCGATAGAAGGCTTGTTTGTATGCGATTCGGTTCTAGAAACCGTGAGGCGGCAGAATCCAGCCCGCTTTGCTAGCTGTTCCTGGGTCCAGCCAAGATCCTCACGGCGTTCGCGAAGCTCCGACATGAGCGAATGCAAGGTCTTGTGTTTCATTGCCTACCTGATCAGATCACGCAACTTTGCGCGTGGCCCTGCCTCCACACAGGACGGCAGGGATGGTGGATCGAAGGTCGAGGTCATCCAAGTGGGCGAGGTAGCGCATCGTCGTGTTGAGCGATGCGTGTCCAAGTAGCTTTTGGATGGCGAGCGGGTTACGGCCGTGCAGGTACGACACAAAGGCGAAGGTGTGGCGCAGGGCGTGAGGAGAGACGCGCTTTTTGATGTCGGCGCGATCGGCGATCTCGCGCACCAACTTGCCGGCCGTTTTCGTGGTCAGTCGCCAGTTTTCACGGCTGGCCATGGCACGGTCTTCTGAAAGAAACAGTGCGCCCGTGTCATTTCGGCTTCGGTGGCTGGCATTCAAGTAACGATCCACGACCTTTCGAACCTCCGGCCGCACCGGGATCATGCGGTCTTTGTCGCCCTTTCCCTGGCGAACGTGGATCACCGTGCCGCCAACGGCATCGTTTCGAATGTCCTTGATGTCGAGGGCCACGAGTTCGGCAACTCGAACGCCTGAACCTTCTTGGTTCTCCTGAATTTCATCTAAGGGAACCATCATGCCTCCTCTCCCAGTAGCGGCACCCCCAGCGCGGCTTGCCGCTGGGCATCCTGCTGGCGTTTCCGATCCGCCTCCAATCGCGCCTGGCGCTCCTCGGGAGTGAGGAGCCCCAATCCAATTCGGATGCGTTCCGATTTCAGATCCTGCCGATTCTTTCGAGCGTCATGGCGCACCATCACGACACCCCACAGCCAGAAATCGCCTCACGAAACGCGGCCTGCTTCGCCAGACTCGGGCTGATGCTCGCCCCTAGACTGGCGATCAACTCATCCACCCGGGCCCGAAGGGATTCGGATTGGGGATGCCGCGCCAAAATCAGATCCATAACGCGATCCAAGGCCCCCAGGGACGTTCCAATCGCATCCAGGCGGCTTCCCTCGGTGGATTCATCCGCGATCTTGTCAGCGGCCTTCCAGACGCACCAGGATGCCTGAACTTCGGGATCTTCCCGGAGTGATTCCGGAAGGATCACCCAAATGGGATCCTCCAGAGCCTTGGGCGACAAGGCCATGGCCCGGGATAGGTTCTTCTTCAGCAGCGCCTTCCCCTCCTCGGCCAGCTCATGGCTTCGGCTGATGAGGAGTCCCGCCGCCTTCTCTCCCGTGGCCCGTGTCTTGACCTTGGCCAGCGCCGCTTGCAGCCCATAAGCACCCAGATCCTCAAACAGGTTTCGAGCCTTGGCTTCTCGGATGCCCATAGTTCCAAGCTCTTGAAAAAGCCAATCAGGAAGGAAGGACGAAGCCCCTTCATCTTCCGGTGTTCCTGCTTCTGTTCCTGTAAATGATCCTGTTCGTGCTCCTGATCCTGTTCGTGCTCCTGTTCCTGTTCCTGTTCCTGGCTTCGAAGGGGCTTCCGGTGACTCTGGCGCGCTTGGTCCACCCCCTTCGAAGGGGCTTCCGGGATTCCCAGCCTCAAACCTTGTCCCCCTTGCAAGGGGCTTCGAAGGGGCTCGCAAGGGGCTTCGAAGGGGCTCGCAAGGGGCTTCGAAGGGGCTCGCAAGGGGCTTCGAAGGGGCTTCGAATGCCTGCGAAAGCCCATAGGCTTCCCAGTAGTAGTCCAAAAATTCCGGCAGGAAACGGCTCTTTTGGAACACCGTCAACTCGCGAACCACGCTCTTCCACCGGTTGTCCTTCGCATCCAGATACGCACCCACCTGATCCCGGGCCATGTTGACGATCCAGACCGTCTCTTCCGACTCGTCGTAGTGGGCCCAATCGATCTCTGAAAGCGCCTGCAGGACATGACGTGCGGTCTCCACATTGCAGTTCGTCTCATGGCTGAGCGTCGGCAAAGGCAGGTAGAACAGGCCGGTCATATTGCTGTTTGGACAGCTCAGCAGGTAGAGCGCCACCAGCTGCGCCGTCTGCCCCATCGCTCGGATCTTTCGCCCGGTATCCCCCGTCCAGATCCGAGGGGAAATCTCGGCATAATCGCGCATCAATCCCCCTCGCCCAAATGACGGATCCGTCCATCCGCCCCAGGCTTCCCCCATTTGCGAAGCTGGTTTCGCTGGAACACCAATTCCGTCGCAGCCAGCAGATCCATATCCAGCTTCCCGGCGATGCCAAACAGCACATGCAGGCAATCCGCTGCCTCTCGCGGCTTGTCTTCCATGGGAGCGTCAACGAGTTCACCCACTTCCTCCTGCAGTTTTGCCAGCAGGCCTTCCAGCGTGTTGGCCTCGCCAAAGGTCGCATCCTGCCAAGCCACCACCCGCTGCTGCAGCCGAACCCGCTCGCCCAGCATTTCATTGCAGAGCCGCATCAGCCGCCAATCCTGGGGCGGCATCCCGTTCTCCAAAAAATCATCCAGATCATCCGCGAGCCGCTGCAGAGGCCCGGTCGGGTTCAAACCGCTGGGCAGCAACTCATCCACCGAAGCCAGCGTGGTGCGGCAGCGTTGAAGCAACGCCATGGCGCCCATCAGATCACCCCCAGGGCCGCACGAACCCGCGTGAGGATCTTGTTAGAAAGATCTCCACCATCGCCAAAGGTGGCTTCCGCCACGCGAATGGCCTCGTTCGTCGTTTCATCGGCCAATTCCGGCACCCAGCGTTCCGCATGCAGGGCCGCTTCCAGGCGATCAGCCATGTGCACGACCTTCACCGCGAACGGCTGGAACCGATCCAGGATCTCCCATCCCCAAAACGCCAACTGGCACTCGCTATCCAGATCAATGCCGCGGGATTTCGTCTCGGTCTTCACCCGGTACGGCAGATCTCCGTACACCGTTTCATGCGCGTCATGCACCAAGGAGAGATGCAAGATATCCGACTTCTCTTCAGGGGTAATGGCCAACTCGCGCACCAACCACATCCCCAGCAGCGCCACCAGGGCTGAGTGTTCCGCCAGATTCTGCTCTCGCAACACCGGGGCCGTGTGCCAGCGGCGGGTATGCCCCATGGCTCGAATGATTTCAAGATTCATCGTCATTTTTCGTCATCCTTAAACTTGGGCGCAGTGGGAGTGCACGGCATCTCTAGGCCATGCTTCTTGACGTACGACTTGATGCGGTCTCGCGTGGCATAAATGCGATCTGCCGCCTTTTGCCAGACCTGCCGCGTCTCGGCATTTCGGGCAACGTCCACATGGTTGTTCAGGTTGTAGACCATATCCCTCAGACGCGAAGCTACGGTCTTGGGTTCGGGTTCCAGAGCTGCCTTCACATCAGGCGAAAAGCCCCGTGCCGCCCTCTCCACGGCCGCTTCCAATTCAAATTTGCGAGCGCACCACTTCGACCAAACCTTCTGCTCATCGCGATTGCGCAGCTTCAATGCCAGATGATCAGGCCGCGTGGCCTTATGTTCCTCCAGCGCTTTCTTCGCCTGCTCCAGGCCAACATCAGCCCCCGAGATCGTCACCGGGGGAAACCATCCATGCGCCATCAAGCCCATTTTTTTGGCCTTCATGCAGAAATCTCCATCGGCAAAGGAACCGCACCCACTACCGCGGCCTTGGCCGCTTCAAATTCCGCGAGGGCAGCCTCATCACTGGGCTCCCAAAGCTCTCGAACATCCAAAACCACCTGCTCGCGCTCGGCTTCTCGGCTCTGTTGCGCCAAGCGCTTCCAAATCCGCAGGCGCTTGGCCATCTCTTCCGCAGCGGCCTGATATCGCTTCTCGGCGCTCATCAGCACCCCCACAGCGAAAGCAGATAACCCACCGCCACCACGATCAGGATCTGAACCCAGGCCGGGATCACATCCACCGGGCAGCACTCCGGGCATGGCTGGCATTCCCGCCGCCACATCCAGGAGGTTTCCTCCACAACCATCACCTCAACGATTCCGGTATCCCGGCAGTGCTCGCAGGCGTATTTCTGGGCTTGGGGCTTCATGGCATCGCCTCGGCTTCCTGGCGCTGGCAACCCACGCATGTGCCGTGGTCGCGCTCCAGCTCCAACTCCAGCGGCTGGCCACACTCGCAAAGAGGCAGCGTCTCCAGATGAGTGATCGGTACCTGCGGTCCGCGGCCCGCCAAACCATCCAGTAGATGCAACAAGGGACAAAGGGTGATCTTCACTTGGCACCCCGCGCATCCCACTTCTTCTGCAGCCAGAGCTGACCTTTGCCGGTGATGAGGGTCTTGGTATAGAGCCGATCACGACCCGAACCGTCCTCCGTAGTGCGCTCTTCCACCCTGAAATAGCCCGCATCCACATGGCTTTGGTAGGGCTCGGTCGAGTAACGAAGCAACACCTCGATTTCACGCAGCCAAGCCGTGAAGCGGTTCTGACCGGTGCCCAGCACCTTGGCGAATTCCTTGAACGTCAGCACATCCTTGGAATTCGAAACGCGATCCGCAAATTCCGCCTTGGGCGCTAAGGTCGCAATGGTCGCTGCCTGGGTCGCGTTCTGGGTCCGAAGGGTTGCCCGCTCCCGAGCCATGCCCGCGGCCATCTCCAGCATCTCGGGCCGCGTCATGCTCAGCAGGGCCTCCACTGGGTCCTGCTGCTTCCGGGCCAACTCCCAGAAGGCCTTCACCAGCGCCTTTTTGAATCCCCGCACAATATCGGTGTTGCGCATGTAGGTGAGCAGCAGGGTCGCCTGCTCCTGGTTGAGGATGGCGTATTCGGTGGGCCTACCTCCTGTACTTTCCGATTTGAAATCGAGAAGTCCAAAATCCTCTAAATCATTCTGATACTTCCTAACCAAGAGGATCACACTGGCGTGGTCCAGCTGTGTGCCGACCGCCACCACTAGACTGGTGGTCACCGGCACCGAATCACGAACTTGAACCAGATGAAATCCCTGACCACCGCCAGGTTCGGTATGATGATCCTGCATATGTTTCTCCTGGCCCGTACAGGCCGAAGTGAAAGCCCCGAGTTGCAGCTCGGGGCTTTGTTGTTGTTAGGCACGAGCTTTCGGCTCGCGAGGCGTCGCTGGAGATCCGCAGGGACCAGACGGTTTCCCACCTCACGAGGCGGAAGCTCATGGCTTCCGGTTTCGTACGTTTCGCAGTGCATGACCCCGGCGGCATCCGACAGACGTTTGCCTCAGACCCGCGGCCGTAGATATTCGATTTGTCTCGGGGCCCATACACCCTCCGCATCTACGGAAAGGGCAGCCCTGAGGATTCCGGCGGCGCCCTGAAACGCCCCGGTCTATCGCATAATCAATTCCAAATTTTCACAGAGCTTCGCCAGAGCCTTGGCTCGTGCGGACATGCAGAAAGAGAGGCAATACGGCTATGGGTTCATATTCTGAATCGACTGAAGATTCCACTCGGCTCGACGCGCAACCAGCTCTTGATGCACTCGAAAAACTTCTGAAGTGCATGCCAACGCCATCTGATGATGCAGATCCGAAACTTCGCCTTCGCTGTGCAAATTGGAAGATTCGTCTGTATCGACTTCAGGCTGATCTTGAAAAACTGAGCCGAAGCCAGAAGCGGAAAGCTGAACCTTCAACCCTTCAGCCTCGAAAGAAGCTTTGAACTGGGCGCTCATAATCCACTCGCCTTTTGGGGTATGGATTTTACGCGATTCGACAATATAACGAGCATGCCCAGATTGCGTGACATATTAACTAATTCGGCCTTCAACATCGAGCAATCGAATTCAGTAGTATGCTTATCGTTTGAAAGCGCATCGATGATCTTTATGGCGCTATTACAGATCTGCGCTTTGATATCAGACTCAGGGGTTAAATCTGGCACGCTTCCTGACGACAT